GAAGCTGGAAGGTATCGACATCGAGGAAGCTCGCCAACTCATGCTTGAGCGTGAACAGGCGCAGATTGAACGCCAAAAGGAAAAAGGCGAGTTTGAGCAGGTACTGAAGCAGACTGTCGAAAAGAAGGATCTGGAGCTTGCCGCTATGCGGGCCTCGTTAGAAACCACCAAGATAGACGGTGCGTTACTGACGGCAGCTAGCAAGCACAACGCTGTAGACTCTCAACAGGTATCGCAGTTGCTGCGGAATCGTGTAAAACTCTCCGACGATGGCTCGGTTGAAGTCTTAGACGATAACGGAACAGTCCGATACAACGACAAAGCCGACCCCCTCTCAGTTGATGAGTTGGTGGGTGACTTTCTTACGGCTAACCCGCATTTTGTCAGAGCCTCCCAAGGTGGCGCTGGCACTCAGGGAATGGCTGGTGGCTCCACGCAGAAGCCTATATCTGTGGCTGACATGGTAGAAAACTGGAACGACGGAGGGCGAGAAGCCTTTGCCGCGTTAAAGAAGAAAGCCAAATAAACCACTTTTGATATAGGACTACTAATATGGCTGCTACAACTAGCACAACCCTTGACGACCTGTTTGCGAACATCATCGCTCAGGCACGATTCACCGCTGAAGAAGAATCCCTAATGATGGGATTGGTGACGCAGTACAACATCGGCGACGAAGCCGGCAAGACGATTCAGGTGCCAAAGTACCCTGCAATCACTGCCGCTGACCTAACCGAAGGCACCGACCTGACCAGCACGACTGTTTCTACTTCCTCCGTTGACATCACTGTTGGTGAAGTTGGCGCTCAGGTAGTATTGACCGACTTGGCTGCTATGGGTGCTGGCAACCCTGCTGAAGAGTTGGGTACGGTACTGGGTAACGCTATCGCCACCAAGATGGACGCAGACCTGATCGCTTTGTTCGATGGGTTCAGCACTTCCTTCGGCGCTGCCGCTCAAGAGATCACTGTTGCTGATCTGTTCAAGGCTGCTGCTACCTTGCGTAACAACAAGGCACAAGGCGACATCTTCGCGGTTGTTAACCCTTTCCAAGCGTATCAACTGAAAGCCAACCTAACCAATACCTTCGCTAACCCCAACGGTGGTGACGCGCAGAACACGGCTATGGTTAACGCTTACGTTGGAACCATCGCTGGAATCGACATCTACGAGTCATCTAATGTGACGGTAGACGGTTCTGGTGACGCGAAAGGCGCTGTCTTCTCACGCGAGGCTTTGGCTATCGCTATGAAGCGCGACTTCCAGATCGAAGCGCAACGCGACGCATCGCTACGGGCTTTCGAGCTTAACGCTACCGCCATTTATGGTGTGGGCGAGCTTGATGACACCTACGGCTGCGAGATGTTGTTCGACGCTAGCATCTAGAGCGTTTGGATGGCCCTGCCCCTATCTCTCCTTTGGGGTGGGGCCGTCCCTTTTTTGGAGGTTCTATTGGCTATAACTTACCGAGGCGAGCGGTTCGAGGGTTACAACAAACCCAAGCGCACACCTAAGCACCCAGAGAAAAGCCATGCAGTATTGGCAAAGGAAGGCGACAAGGTTCGTTTGATCCGCTTTGGGCTACAAGGTGCAGACAATAAGCCCCCTCGCAAGGGTGAGAGTGAGGCAGACAAAGCCAAGCGTAGATCGTTCAAGGCTAGGTTCGCCAAGCAGATAGCAGCAGGGCGCAAAGACAAAACAGCATCAGCCGCGTATTGGGCTGACAAGGTGAAGTGGTAATGGCATTTTCTCAAGACTCCGATCTGGTAGCCCTTGTCCCTGACATCTTGGACTTCGGCATCACATCCTTTGCGACTGAACACGCGAAAGCGCAAACAGACCTGACCCGTACTATCCGGAATGAGTGGTGGTACAAGAAACAGATTCCAGGGGAGATGAACCCCGCCTATCTGACAGATTCCCAGTGGACTCGCTGCAATGCCTACCTGGTGTTGTGGAAGTTCGCCCTCCCCCAGCTAACCAACTGGGTTCAAGATGACCGCTTTCTCAACATGATTAACTTCTACCAGCAGCGCTACCAAGAAGAACTGGTGGCGGTGTTTGCTGATGGTGTTGAGTATGACGATGACGCAAGCGGCACCATTGAAGATGATGAGAAGGGCATTGTCGCTTATGGGCGACTCACACGATGAGCATTGGCCTGAAGATCAGCATAAACCCCAAAGATCTAAAGGGATTGACTGAGAAAAAGCGCCAAGAGATTCAGCGCAGGATCTCCCCTGCCATTGATAAGACGGCAACCCTAGGCGAGCAGATAATTCTGGGGCGTACCAAGAAAGGAGTCGGCATTGATGGCCCCTTCAAGCCGTACTCCCCTGCCTATGTTGAGTTCCGGCGCACAAAGCTCCGCAAAGGGAACCCCAACGTGGTCAACCTTAATGCAACTGGGGACATGTTGCGCTCTGTACAGGTTGAGGGCAGCAAAGGCGGCAGGGTGGCTAGTATCTACCTTGTTGGTCAATTCAACGCTCAGAAGGCTTACTGGACGGACAGACAGCGCCCTTGGTGGGGCTTCAACAACCAAGAAGAGTCACGCATGGCTAAGTTATTCCGTAAGGAGCTTCTGCGATGAGTGTTAGAGAGAACATAGCCGCAAACTTGGTGACAGCGCTACAAGCCGTAACTACCCCAGTTACCATCAAGTTTGTTACTCGTGAGCCATTCGACTTTGACAAGTTAAGCAATGCCCAATATCCCGCGGTCTTGGTTAGAACTACCAGCGAGGACAGAGGTGACTCCACATTGGGCGGAGCGGCAGCACAACGCTTGGCAACGATTGACTATCAACTTGTCTGCTATGTGAAGGGGACAGGCTTAGACCAAGCAAGGAATAACATCGTCGAGGCTATAGAAGAAAAGCTAGACGAGGACAGATCGCGTGGTGGCAATGCTATTGATACACAGATCATTAGCGTAGACACCGATGACGGCAGTATTGCCCCAGTTGGTGGGGTGATTATAACGGTACGCATCGAGTACCAATACACTAGAGGCACAACCTAAGAGGTGAAGCATGGCAACGACTAAAGGCTCAAGCGGCGTAGTCAAATTGGCGGTAAGCGGCGGCAGTGTCGCTGCTATGGGTGAGATTCGTAGTTTCACCTTGGATGAAACGGCAGACACAATTGAAGATTCTGTGATGGGCGATAGCGCACGCACTTATGTTTCTTCGTTGACCACTGCCACTCTCTCCGTGGACGTTTACTGGGACGATGCGGATGCAGTCCAACTGGTAATGGATGCGGCGGCAGACCTTGATTGGGAACTGTACCCAACGGGAACGGGCACTGGTGAGAAGTATTACAGTGGCTCTGGAATCCTGACGAGCAAGTCATTGACTGCCTCGTTTGATGGTATGGTTGAGGGTAGTTTCGCTCTGCAAGTATCTGGAGCGGTTACCGAAGCCACTGCATAAAGGAATCCCCTGATGGGTTTAGCTAAAGACTTACGAAACAGAAGAAAAGTGAATGCTCGAAAGATCGAGGTAGAGGCATGGGCTGATCCAGATGGACAGCCTTTTGCCATTTACTGCTTCCCGATCACTTGTTTTGACATGAACGAGATGCAGAAAAAGCACCCGAAGTTCATGGAAGGTATGACCATCGCATCAATGGTTGATTTGATTGTCTTGAAAGCCTGTGACGAGTCTGGAGACAGACTGTTTTCCTCGGGTGATGACAAGCACGACCTGATGGGTGAGGAGAGTTCAATCATCACAGACATAGCGGCAAGAATGTTCTCTGCCGTTCAGACTGTAGAGGATCACGAAAAAAACTAAGAGCCGGTTCGTTGAGGTTTAACCTAGTTGCCTTGGCGGATCGGCTGCATATGAGCATCGGAGAGGCCGAGCAGATGCCGTTGTCAGAGTTCAACGAGTGGATGGCCTACTTTAACTTGATAGGTACAGACGATGGCAAATGAAGCGGTAAGAATCCCGATAGAGGCGGTGGATAACACCAAGGCCGCTTTCAACTCTGTCAACGCTAACCTTAACAAGACCGCAAAGAATGCCAAGGTAGTCACCGGCTCCTTCGGCAAATTCCGCGGCGCATCTCAGCAACTTGGTTTCCAGATACAGGACGTTGCCGTCCAACTTCAAAGTGGTACAGCTGCGTCTACAGTTTTCGCACAACAAGGCTCGCAGATTGCCTCCATCTTCGGGCCTGCCGGTGCCGTAGTGGGTGCTCTGATCGCTGTTGGCGCTGCGGTTGCTGGGCCTCTGATCCAGTCATTGTTAGGCGGAACCAACGCTCTAGAAGAGATGGGCGAGGCTGCTGATAACGTAGCGACATCACTAGCAAACATGACTGCCACGCAGCTGATTCAAGCACAAAGGCAGAATGCTCAGGCAGTGGTTGATGCGCAGAACGTTATAACCGAAGCAACAGAGAGGCTTGCACAAGCAGAAGCAAAAAGGGCCGCTGCTCAGTCGAGCGTGTTCTCCAATCTTCGGTCATATCAACAAAGCATTGAAGACCAGAACCAAGCAATAGAAGAAGAAAAGGCGATAATTGAAGAAGCCACAATCGTCATTGAGAAGGTCGAGAAGGCAAATAACAAGTTCGCGGAGTCTCAGGAAAAGGTAGCCAACAAGACCAAAGAAACAGAAGACCCGTTGGTAGCGTTCAATGAACGTATGCGCGACCAGCTAGCAACCATGTCGATGAACAATGAGCAGACTGCAACCTACAACGCCTTGAAAGATGGGACGATCACGGCTTTGGAGCGGGAGGCGATTCAGTTAGGCGCAGCAAAGGATGCTCTCACTTCATACAACGAAGAAAAGAAACGAGCAGAACAGCTAGACAGAGAAATACTGAGCGGCGAACAGGCTGCTAGCGCAATGTTTGGGGCGATGGATATTGACCGCCTAAAAGCTATTAAGAAAGAGCGCAAAGAAAAAGAGGACGCCAAGAATGCTGTTCTTGGAAATTTAGATCAGCAGTTAGAGGCATCTGCCCAGAACAGTAAGAAGATGTTTGCTGTTAACAAGGCGTTCCGCATCGCTCAAGCCACCATGCAGACCTACGAGGCGGCCACTAAAGCCTTGGCGGCATTCCCTCCCCCTTTTGGTCAGTTAGCGGCTGTAGCTACAGTCGGATTCGGTCTAAGCCAAGTGGCGGCTATTAAGTCCCAGAGTTTTGAGGGTGGGGGATTCACTGGAAGAGGTGCCAGGGCTGGCGGTTTAGATGGTAAGGGTGGCCGAATGGCTATGATCCACCCTAACGAAACGGTGATTGACCACACAAAGGGCGGTGCTAGTGGCATCACGATTATCAACAACGTAGACGCTAGAGGATCAGGCGCTGACGTAGACCAAAGAATCAAATCTGCTATGGCCCAGACATCACAACAGACTATAATGACCATCCAAGATCTCATGAGAAGGGGTAGATTTGCCTAATGACTACTTTCGCCTTCCCAAGTATCACCCCAACGACTAACACGTTTGAGCTTGTTTCTAACACTCGCACGTTCCAGTCGCCCTTAACCAACGCTGTCCAGACCACCTCTCGCAAAGGTTCGCTTTGGCGAGCCAGTTTGCAGTTTAGAAACCTCTCAGGTGATGACCGCCAAGAGATGCAGGCGTTTCTGGTTAAGCTAAACGGGCAGCAGCATCGGTTCACCTTGCACGACCACTCTTTCACGCGGAGGGGTGCGGGTGGCGGCACGCTGGTTGTGAACGGTGGTAGCCAATCGGGTACCAGTCTGGTCTGTGATGGGGCGACTGCTAACGTCTCAAACTACCTGCGAGCCGGTGATTACATCTCGTTCAACAACGAGCTTCACATGGTCGTGGCAGATGCCAATAGTGATGCCGGTGGAAACGTCACCCTTTCAATCGCTCCTCCCATTCGCAAGACGCCAGCAGATGACACAATAATTGCTTACACGTCACCAGTAAGTGGGGTCTTCATGTTGGCAGGCCCAGCGTCATGGGATACCCAAGTGGATATAACTTCCACGTTCAACATTGAAGCGGTGGAGGACGTTCTGGCATGAGTCGAGGCTTTCCATCCAATGTCCTCACGGCATTATCGGCACAGCATGTCGCATTGGTTACGTTTGCCAAGTTGGAGTTCCCTAGCGGGAATTTGTACCTTCATAACTCAATCGGCACCTATACTTGGGGTGGTGAGGACTGGCTAGGTACTGGTGATCTGGGAGAGATCAGCGAGATTGAGGAGGGCGCTGATGTCAGCCCTTACAAAATCACTCTCTCCCTTAGTGGATTAGACCCAGACATCTCTGCCGCAGCTTTGACTGAGGACTACTACCTCCAGCCGGTCACGGTTTACCTTGGCGTTTTAGATTCTAGCGATGACCTGATTGCTGACCCCACGATTGTGTGGGAAGGCGCAATGGATCAGATGACTGTATCGGTGGGAGCAGAGAGCGGGGATGTCATCTCGCTGACCGCTGAGTCAGAGCTTGCCAGATTCAACAAAGCATCAAATCTCAAATACACCAACGCTCAGCTACAGAAGGACTTTTCTGGCGATTTAGGCTTTGACCTAATGGCTGACATTGACGGGGCGAAGCTGAGATGGGGCGATGCCGCATCTAACGCGATCATCGGAACGCCTAGACCTGGCACCTTCACGGGTGGATTTGACGGAACTGTAGACCCCAGCGATTTCGGCAACAACTTCAGATTTTGATGAGAGTCCACAACGCACTCAACAAGTGGAAGCGCCGAGAGTTCAATTATGGCGATGCTGACTGCTGCCAGTTCGCGGCTTTCATCGTCAAAGAGCTTACCGGCAAGGATTACTCTGAGCGGTTCAAATACGATTCAGAGGCTCAGGCTGAAGTTTTAGTGGGTAGAGAGGGTGAGTTAGTCGACTTCATTGGCAGCATCTTGGGTGATGTCAGTTCTGACATAAAGGACGGCGACCCTTGCATTGTTGACGTGCCGGTAGTTGGTCAAATTTGTGGAATCAAGCTATCAGACAAGGTGGTTTGTTTAACGGAGAAAGGCATGGCTCGGATTCCAGACAGGTACTTGATTGCAGGATGGAGCGTCTAGAATGCCAGCAGCAGCAGTTTTTATAGGGGGAGCTTTAACGGCTGTAGGGACAGCGGTTACGCTCGGCGTTGCTACCGGCGGCATTGCTTTGGCGATTGGCGCTGTCACGGTTGTTGGCGGCGCTGTTGCCTTGCGCGGCTTAGTTCCTGATCTATCAATACCGCAAGCAGATAACGACAAAACTAGACAGCAGACAGTCAAAGGCACAATTGAAAGCCAGAAGATGGTCTATGGCGAGGCTCTGGTATCTGGGCCTATCTTCTTTGTTGGTTTGGGTGGGACTGAGAACAAAGACCTATATCACGCCATCGCTCTCACTGGGCATGAAGTGGAGGACATCACAGACGTTCACTTCGACCTAGAGGTTATAACAGACGCCCAGATTAGCTTCACCAACGTAACCTCTGGAACCTACGGCCCAACCTCTGATGATCCATTAGTCACCATAACCCAGATCAATCGACGGCTAGGCGCAAGCGACCAGACCTATGACACCCTTCTACAGCCTTTCGTTGGATTCAACTGGAGCACCGCCCACAGGACGCGTGGGATTGCCACGATCTCAACGAAGTGGACGCTGACCGACTCATCTCAGCAAGTGTGGGATAGAAAAAAGCCACAGAACATCAAAGCCTTGGTCAAAGGCAAGAAAGACATATACGACCCTCGACTTGATACGAGTGCGGGGGCCAATCCTACTAATGCAACTTATCAGCAGTGGTCTGACAATCCCGCCTTGTGTGTGGCTAATTACCTGACCGACACCAAGTTTGGTCTGTCCATTCCAGTTAGTAAGATTGACTGGGCTGCGGTAGAGACTGCGGCGGATGCTTGTGATGTTACGGTAACGGTGCCCAACTCAGGGACGCAAAAGCGGTTTACTGCGAACGGCGTTTTGTTCGCAACAGACACTCACCGAGCGAACATCAACAAGCTGCTGTCTTCCATGAACGGCAGCCTTGTTTACTCCAACGGCATTTACACCATCAGGGCGGGAATCTATGAAGCCCCCACAGAAAGCCTCACGGAAGATGACCTTGCAGGGCCAATCACGGTTAATACTTCGGTGGAACGCGGTCAGCGTTTTAATACAATCCGCCCGATTTTTATTGATCCCGCCCAGCACCACAAATCTGTCGAAGCGCCAGCGGTATCTATTACAGCGGCAGTTAGCAGAGATAACAACGAGGTTCTCACCAAAGACATAGAGCTACCGTTTACCAATAGCTCGTTCATGGCGCAGAGGCTCGCGCACAAACAAGTTCAGATGACAGACCAGCAAAAGGTACTGACATTCCCTGCCAACCTCACAGGTCTGCGGATCGACGTTGGGGACAGAGTGTCTGTGACCGTTGAGGAACTGAACTACAGCAACAAGGTCTTCCGCTGCGCTAGCTGGTCGTTCTCGGATACTCAGGATGGGGTGGTTAACCTCACTCTCCTGGAAGATGACTCTGGGTCATATGCCGACCCCACAGCAGGCGAATACAGCACCATCGAGGCCACTGGCGTTATCACTGAGGCATTCCGTGGAGTCCCTGACCCACAGAACCTATCGGCTACGGCAGGACTCAAGAACATCGAACTCAACTGGACTAACCCAGCAAACTCGAAGCTCTTTGAGACTATCGCGGTTTATGCCTCTGCGGATTCTTCTTGGGATAATAGCCAGGTCATTGGTGAGACTCGCGGCACTCAGTTTATACACGACGCATCCAACGCCACAGACCCAATAAACGTAGGAGACACCCGCTATTATTGGGTGCGAGCTTTGGCTTATGGAGGTGGAAGTGATGACCCCTTTGTTCGCTCAGATCGCCAGCCAGATAACAATATATCCAATATCGTCGCCCAGGTAGGGCCGAATAACCCTGACTATTCAGACATTGTTGACGATACGCCAGCGCAAGCAGGCCCAACGGCTCTCACCCTCACAGAAACTACTGTTTTGGGTAATGATGGCTCTGTTCTCCCTGCTGTTCGTGTGTCGTGGACTGCGCCCACTGCCAACACCTACGTTTCATTCTATGAGGTTGAGTTTAAGCAAACCTCACAAGGCGAAATCGACTACGGGCAGGTTGCAGATTCCTACAATCAGACCATCAACTACGGTTCTGTTGCTGACGCCACGACCCTAGAGCTTAACTATGGCGGGGTGAACGAGGCGATCAGTGGAGCCGGTACAGACTTCTCTTCCATAAACGTCTACGGCACCAGCACTGTGATCGCTGGCATGAAGGAGTTGGAAGAGTTCACCTTCAGGGTGAGGGCGGTCACACTGACTGGCAAGACATCTGGTTTTGTCACCGAAGCTCTGACGTTGCAGGGCGACCAGACTGCTCCGGCTATCCCATCCAGCATCGTAGCTACCGGCGGCATCCAGCAGATTAAGCTGGATTTTGAACTGCCCAGCGACAGCGACCTTGCTTATGTGGAAATCTTCGAGAACACGGTTAACAACCTTTCATCCGCCAGCCTGATTGTTCGCACGAAGTCTGACCAGCACACAGTGACGGGATTGGGCAATGATGTCACCCGCTACTATTGGTTAAGAAGTGCTGACCGCTCTGGCAACCTGTCGGGCTATAGCGCGTCATTCTCAGCTACCACACAAAAGATTGTTCTCGATGACTTCGCCCAAGATGTCTTGGATGAGTTCGCTGCCGGCGATGCCTTTGGTATTGAGCCTGTTAGCACCCTCTCAGGCGTTACAGGGGCGCATGTGGGGCAGATTAAACTCCTGACGACCACAGATACCCTGTATGTATGGACTGGCTCTGCGTGGTCTACAGACCTTTTCACGGCCTCTAATGTTGACCCCGGTTCTATCACTGCGGCTTCGTTTGCTAGTGGTGTTGAGCCAATCTCTGCGGTTACAAGCCTGCCCTCTCCCACGGGATACACCGGAACGTCTTTGGTCTTCTTGACCACTGACTCCAAGGTTTACCGCTACGATTCGTCGGTTCCTGAGTTCACCACATTGGTTGACACCACAGACCTGTCAGGCACGTTAGCCGAGGATCTGTTCAGCGACACCATTAGACCGATTGAGCGGGTGGGTACTTTACCGACTACAAGTTTGAGCACTGGGCGAGTGGTGATGCTTACCACTGATGGCAAGCTGTATCGGTACAATGGCACCTCTTGGACTTCTGCCATTTCAGCAGCAGACCTAGATGACCAAGTAAATCTCCAGACGCAGGTATTCGGTCAGGTTCAGGCTTCCAGCCTTACGACAGGACAAGTCCGGACTGCGGCCCTAGACGCTAACGCTGTGACGGCTGCCAAGTTAAACGTGAGTGAGGTCTTTGCTGATACTGCGGTGATCGGCGCGATCCAAGCATCGTCTATCACGGCGGCGGCTGTTGATGCTGCGGTGGCTAACTTTGAGTTCGTGGAGAGTGTGAACATCGCCTCAGACGCGGTGACTGCTGGCAAGATTGACGTTTCCAGTCTGTCGGCTATCTCCGCGAACCTGGGAACGGTGAACGCGGGTAACATCAACGCCTCGCAGGTTTCCGTCTACAACTTGAACGGCGGCAACATTTCTTCAGGAACAGTGCCCACCGCTCGCTTGGATGTTGCAGGGATTATCACGGCTGGTTCTATCATCGTCTCAAACGATGACATCTCCAACCTGAACAATAACGCTGGCTATGTTGATTCATCTGGCGCGGCATCTGCGGCCCCAGTGCAGTCTGTCGCGGGTTCTACGGGCAATGTAAGCGCCCAGACGATCATTACTGCTGGTGGCATTGCTATCACCTCAGACATTCCAACGGCGGTTTCTGAGCTAACAAACGACAGCGCCTATGTGAACGCTGCGGGCGCTGCTAGTGCGGCACCTGTTCAAAGTGTGGCTGGGGCCACTGGTACGGTCTCGGTTTCTACCATCATCTCTGCTGGCAGTATCGTCGTGCAGGGCGACAACGTCTCTGACCTAACCAATGACTCCGCATTCATCAACGGTGGGCAGGTTAACTCAAACGTCACCAGTATCTCGGGTGGGGTGATAACCACTGGCACCATCAACGCCAACAGAATAAACATTGATAACGTCACCCTAGACACCGATGGCTCTGGGCAGTTAATCATTCACGCCTCTGGTGTTGACTCGCCACAGATTAAATCCAATGCCTTGGGAACCATCAAAAGCGATTACCTAGCTGGAGTTAGCGCAACTCAGTTCCCCGTAACCTTTAATAACTTCCTCGCTAGTACGCCCTATCACAAGTATTCAAGCTACACGCTGCAAGAGCTTGCCAGCATCACATTCACGACCCCTCTGACAACGTCAGACACATTGGAATATGTGATAAACCTAGAAGCCTTCGCCTCTGGTACTTATTCAAATTTCAACGCGGCGTCAATGATTACGGGGCATATCCAGCGCACCAATTCGCTTGGTGACTCATACGATATAAATGGAACGCGATCAGGCGATGACAACAACTACCCAGTCATCTACGGCACTAGCGCAAACTCACTGGGATTGTTCAGGATGCCTAACTCCATAAGCCTAAGGGGCGGGAGTACCGTGTACGTCAAACTATACGGATACCAGTATTTGATGGGCGGCACACCCGTTTGGGGCAATAACTTCATATCAGCGGAGGCTCTAGCCCGATGATGGTAACCATTGGTTTGAATGAACCTATAATCATTCCCCATGAAGAGATAAACCGCTCCAAGAGAGACGAGGAGTTGCAGAGAACAGACTGGACGCAGGCAAATGACTCGCCCCTCTCTGAGTCGGATCAGCTAAAATACCGCACATATCGGCAAGCCCTACGCGACCTAACAACGCACGAAAACTGGCCCGAGCTTCAAGAGGAAGACTGGCCCACACTGGAGAACTAGATGGCTACTCAATTACAGATTAGACGCGGAACCAGCGCACAGGTAGCCGCTTTCACAGGTGCCGAGGGTGAGGTGGTAGTAAACACTACCAACGACTCTATCCACGTTAATGACGGCAGTACAGCGGGTGGGTTCGAGCTTGCGCGGGTGGATGGTTCCAACTGGGCTATCACCAATGCTATCTCCACCACGGCCAACATATCCTTTGGCGACAATGACAAGGCTATCTTTGGTGCTGGCTCTGACCTACAGCTATATCACTCAGGTAGCCACAGTTACATTATTGATAACGGAACTGGCGACTTAAAAATATACGGTGCGAACATAGAAATAGGAAACGCATCTGGCGTAAAAAACCTGTTTGCAACAAGTGGTGGGGCCACAACACTATATTTTAACAACGCTGCCAAACTAGCCACAACCTCCACAGGCATAGACGTTACTGGCACAGCCACGATGGATGAGCTTACTGTTGACAGCACCACAGGCTTTTCATGGTTACCAGTTTCTACAGCAGGGGCAAAGGTAGGCGCAATAGGAACTGGAACTGGTCTAATTATAAATACTCCTAGTGTCAACGCTAGCTTTGGCTCTGGATTAGCTATTGATGGCAGTTATGCCAGTGACCTATCGTCAGTAAATGTAAAAGCATTTGGCCCAAAGTTTTCGTCATATGGTAGTGAGTTAAACTTATTTACATCAGACGATACTTCATTACTTAAAAGACAGACTATAGCCTCCAACGGAGACATCAGCTTCTACAA